GTTGACGACTGCGTTCTCGAAAGCCACATCAAGCGGCAACCCTTTCTTCACTGCGTCAGCCAGTGCGAACAACTGGCGCAGCGAGGGGGGCTGCGTGAGTAAACCCGCCGCCGCTTTCTGCCGCGCCACCGTCGCAAAACCGACGATGATCTGAGCAGCAGCAGCAGATAAGCCGGTGCGGGTGCTGATTAATTCCGCCTCACTCTGCGCGTCGAGGTAATCGAAGCGCAACGTGTAGGAGAATCGATCAATGAACGCCGAGTTCTGCTCCAGCACACCACCAAAATTCCCGCTGGTGTTGCCGTGACCGTTGCTATTGTCAGCGCAGAAGAACGCCACGCTGCTGGCAACGGGTATCCGCTGGCCTGTCTCGCTCACCGTCAGCGAGCGATTCGGGCTGCGCTCACAAAGCGAGTGCAGCACTGCCACCGCTGTCGGGCGGGCGAAGCCCACCTCATCCAGCAGCACGATGCAACCGGGATGCTGAATCGCCTGAGTGATGATGCCACCCTTCCAGACGACGCTGCCGTTCTCGATAGTGTTGCCACCGATGAAGTCGGCGCGCTCCAATGCCTCGTCGAAGTTGACGCGCACCAGACGCCGCAGCAGACGCGCAGCAATTTGCGTTACAAACTCAGTCTTGCCAGTGCCGCGCTCACCAGCGAGCCAGCAGTTGTGCGGCAACGTGCCATCGAGCGCCAGCAGCGCCTGATGCAAGTGCTTCGGCTGGAAAACATAATCCGCGACAATGCTGGGCGCGGCTGCGTCATCCCATACCTGCACCTTGAGCGCCCCGAAACTGGTGCGTCCATACTTGCAAGCGTCCGCCGGGAAAACGCTGTCAGCCCGCACCGTGCGAGTGACCGGCGGCAGACTGGACGCCACTGCCTCGACGACTTCCGCAGTGTGGTCTTTGCGGAACGCCCCGAATGCAGCGCCCACCGCTGAGTCGATGCTGCGCTGGATCGCAGCAACGTCTACTTCCGGGGGTGCCAGCCTTGCGACCTGCCGCTCCAGCTTTTGGATGGAGTCCGAAGCGGACTGTGCTGCCGTTGCCGCCGCGCCTTGGCACTGCGACACCGCCGCGCCGATGCGAGCATCGATGTCGCGCTGCTGCTGCTGCCGCGCCTCCGTCGTCGAGACGTTGAGCGCCTGACTCTGACTCAAAATCTTCCGAGCCAGTTCAAGCGTCGTGGCGTCCCCTGTAAATGCCGGTGCTGCCGGGGCTGCCGGTGCCGCCGTGGTGCCTTTGATCTGATCGATTGTGATCTGACCGTTGTTGATCCGCGTTTCCAGCGCGTCAATCAGGGCGGCTTTGTCAGCAGTCGCACCCAAGTTTAGCTCTTTTATTCCAAGAGCATTTGCCGCGTTGATTAGAACGCGGAGCGGAACGAGTGAGAGTTGCCTCTGGATTTGTGCAGTTGTCATGATTTCGAGCCTCCAATTTAATGCGTTACTGACGACCTCGTCAGGCACCGCGTTACGGTGCGACACGCTCTCGCGTGTTTCGGTCTGTCATACAAAGGTTGCTCCATCCGAGGGGCAAATCGGCAAGCCAAGCGCAGCCCACTTACCAGTGAGCCGCACCACGTAGCCGCAGGTTGGGCAAGACGCCTTGATCATGCGTGTGCCTTGCGTCTTTTTCTGATCGACGTTTAAACGGGCATGGGGATAGGCTCCCAGCCCGTCGATCAATCCCCCGAATGTCTCGCGGAACTCTTTGCCGCCCACTGTGGCAGTGGGCTTGCCCTCCAGCGACAGCGCTCGCGCCGCCCTCGGGAAGCGGCCCTGATGCCCATCACCGTCTGTCGCGGCATGGCACAACTCATGTGCCAGAATCGCCGCTGCCTCGAATGGGTCATCGATGACAGGCGAGACGCTGATCTCGTGCGTCTGGTCATCGCTTGCCTTTGGTGACCAATGCTCCCCGATTCTGCGCGCCTTGTCAGAGCGCCCATTCTTGCTGGGAAACCCGCAGGTCACCCTGATGCGGGCTGGCAGCGGATACCCAGCCCCGGTGAATACGGGGCGCAGTTCATCGACAAACCCGCCCAGCCAATCTTCGCGTGTGCTTTTGTTCATAGTGCCTCCGTTAATTGAAAAGAATCAAACACTTGAGGGCGAAACCCCCAAGAAAAATCAAGAATGCAATCAGAATTTCTGTGTTCATAGCGCCCCCGGTTAAATGTTACGGCTGGCGCTACCACGCACCAAGAATTCCCTGCCGCCCTTGTGTTCGGCATACGCCGAATAAGAAACGCAACCGCAGCAGTCATGCTCATGCTGGCAGCGTGACGATGACAGAGTGCTTCCGATGGCGCGTTCGATCTCACCGGCACCGTAGCGCCGAATGGTTTCACGCGGCACGATTACGCGTTCAGTCCATGTAGCGCCGCCGTCACGGTCTGCTGAGAAGTTGCGTCGTGCCAGCACCTTGGCGGTGCCGATATCTTGCCAGCGGTCAAGCTGGCTCCATCCATCCCGGAATTGCTCTGTGTTGCGAATGTAAAGCGTGAACTTGTTCATGTTGAGCCTCTATGTGAGATGCAATATGCACCGGAGAGGGGTTGCCCCCTCCCCGCTGAACACTACCGATGATCGCTCCATGTTTCTTTGCGAATCACCACCGCACCGGGGTGCGTCCTGCGCAGAATGCGTTGGCATCCCTCAAGCGTGAGATGTTGTCCGCGTGATCCTGAAACCCATGCGGAATTCTCAAAATTAGCGCGATACTCTGCGCTGTATTGCGTGAACCTACAGCTATAAATTAATTTCATGGTGAGCCTCCTATTAAAACGGCAACGCGTCATTAGCCGCGTCGCAGGCGCTTTTGACATGTTCCGGGTTTGTGGGGTTGTCCTGCGAGGCGATCCAGTTTGCGACAAACTGATTCGCCCATTCCTGTTGCGCCGCGTTGAAATCACAATTATTGTTGTTAAAATATTCCATTTTGCCACTCCATTTTAAGTTTAATGAGCCGTAATTGACTCTCAAAACACACTCAGTGAATGCGTTTTGAGAGACACGCTGGGACTTAGTTGCCCAGCGATCTGGTCTCTCTGCGGTGAGGATCAAGCCCGCCCCTGTTCGATGCCGATCCCTCGGCACTACTATGGTGATTTACGGTTGCTCTTAGCTCACTGCGTGGCACTCTGTGATTTGCCGGAGATCGTCCGGACAGGGAGAGTGACACTTGGCAGTCTTGTGCGTCTCTCGACGGACTCTCTGCTCGACCAACCCGTTTTGCCCATCAGGTGAACTGGCTACCTGTCTCATCGCGTTGCCGGAGATCGTCCGGACTTAGGCTCTTACATCATCGCAGCTACGAGCCGGTGTGTTCTGGAGGAGTGGTCAACCAGCCCGACTGCTGCGCCTTCCGCGTTTCCCAACGACTGCGCCGACGATATCATGCGTTTAAACGCAATGCAAGCATCGACGATATTATTTTGCAATATATTTCGATAAGTCGTTGATTAATTGGCAATAAATATTTTGTTGCGTTTAAACGACAAGCAGCGTGGTTTTCTCATAGTGCTATGCCCCGGAAATTCTCACGGTTGTAAAATCCAAAAGGCGTTTGATTTTGATTAACACAAATGCATAAACGGGCTGGAATCGTGATTTGAATCTGGTCTATGAGCGGCACTGTGAGCGCAGCAGCGAACGCACTATGAGCGCAAGGTGGGCGTTTAAACGCGGCACATAGAGCGGATGCGGCTGTTCCCGTGGCGCGGCACTGGGAGAACAGATAGAATCTCAGAGAGCGCAGCGCTATGGAGCAAAGATTGCGCTGGCGGCAGTACGGCGTTTAAACGGGATGGCTGATTAGTGGGTTAACAGAGCGAATTAAGGGTGAATATGACTGATGCCGAATATGATGCGCGCATGGAGCTAGAGAACGATGCAACTGAGGGGGAGCGCTATGGCGAAGCCGAACGGCTGGCGAGTGCGGTAAAGCCGAAGAGGACAGTCAATGGAAGAATACGAGGTACACCGACGCGTAGGATAACAGCGAAGATGCGGAGCTTCGCGTCACTGGTAGCGCAGGGCAAGTCGTCACGAGAGGCATACAGAATCGCATACAGTGTCGAAGACGGAAAAGAACATAGAGTGATTCAGGGGGCGAGTAGGCTTATGAGGGACGCTAGGGTTGCGGCACTCTGCGGCGACGTATGGGAACGCGTTTCCCAGAATATCGTGGATGACGCTGTAGCAGCGCGTAGGTTCGTCATGGAGCAGTTTAAACACCACGCCGACAACGACAAAAGAGACGCTGACAAGCTCAAAGCACTTGAAATGATGGGGAGAGCCATCGGGATGTTCACTGACAAGGTCGAGAGCAAGGTCGAGACGATCAGCACTGAGCAACTTAAGGCTGATTTGGAGTCCAGCCTAGCGTTGCTGGGTAATGTAGTGCCAATCCGAAAGGAATCTGCATAGTAATCAAGGGCTTACATAGGGGATAAAATGCCTAATATAGGCACATGCCCCTGTCTTTGCCTCGGTGCCGCGCTCTATGACGCGCTCTATGACGCGCACCGCATCGCACTATGGAGCGCCCAGCGCAGCGCCTCTGCGCGTCGTGGGGCGTTTAAACGCCCAGCCCCAGCACGATTTTTCCTAGCCTAGACGACCCCTACCCTACCCCATCCCCCCCGAATTTCTGTCACCTCCTCGCCTCCGCCCTTACGCTCGACCCAGCTCATCCCAGCACCCACCCCCTATACTTTCCTTTTCCCCATCCCCCCCCCCTACAAAAAAAATAGAAACTTTTTCCGTGGAGACTTATAGCGTTTAAACGGGGGATGCTATCGTGTAGCGCTTGTAGCGGATAACTGGGAATACGCATTTAGTTAAGATATGCCT